TTATTTCTGTCAAACAAGCGACCATATTTATCTCTTGGTCTGCTACGAATGCCGATTTATATTGGTATCCTGCTAATAAAAGTATTGCTTGTGGTACTGATTGAGGTTGTAGATAGAGTTTAGAAGACTCATAGATCATCCTAAACAGGTCTGCTGGTTGCAGACTCAAGTTGTTGACAACCCATTTTCTAGTTTCGTTAAAGTCTTTTTTCTTTAAAGACGCAAATAAAGTCTTAATATCTGCCTCTTTTTGATTAAAGAATATACCACTATCAATCTTACCGTTTACTGAATATCTTTGTAATTCATTGATAGTTTTTCTAAAGTCTGGAAAATGCTTCTCAATTAGACTTGCTAAAACCTTCTTATCATATGGTACTTTGTTCTCATCTAATATCATACCTAGTCGTTTCATCAACGATTGTGCTGATTTTAGTTTCTGACCATTGACTATTTGAAAGTCTATTTGAGTTAATCTACTTCTTAAAGGTTCAATAAACTTGTAAGGATAATTACAAGTCATTATAAATCTACAATTTTCAAAAAATGTTTCAATGAAATTACGCAAAGCAGGTTGTACTGACTCGGCATTCATATAATCTGCCTCGTCAATTATGACTACTTTGTGTTTGGATTCGGTATTGAAAGATACGGTAGACGCAAAATTCTTAATCTTGTTTCTTAAAGTATCAATATGTCTTCCTTCATCTGAACCATTGATGATGATATAGTCAGCATTAAGTTGTTCACATAAAGCACGAGCAACGGTTGTCTTACCTGTTCCTGCTGTACCTGACAACAACATATTAGGTATTTCTTTTTTCTTTAGAAATTCTAAAAATGTATGCTTAGTATCTTCTGGTAGAATACAATCCTGTATTGTTTTGGGTCGGTATTGTTCAACCCATAAAAAATCTGCCATTGCCTAACTCCTTAAAATTCTGAGTCAGGTTCTAATGCGATCCAATATTGTACAGGTTTGTTCCTGTTGATAAAATGAGAAATCTTCTGTTGAGATATTTCTACATCATAGTCATCGCCAATAACTTTTAAGTTTTCTGCTTTAAAATAAGCATTAAACTTCTTATCAGTTTCACCTATGATTTCTGAATAATCGTTTGAAGATTTATTTTTCTTATCTGTAGCAACAAGTTTAATATTTTTACCATCACCTACAACTGCTACATCTGGTAAATTTAGTGTAGTAATTGCTTTTTGTAGATTAGCAAAGTCTTGTTTCTTTAAAGTAAAAGATACATACTGATCTGGCATATTAATTGCTTTTGTTGGTGCAACAATAACCGATTTATCAGCAAAGAAATACTTGATTGCTTGTTTAGAATTAGCGGATGCTATAACAACATTTGATCCACCATTAAATTTTAATGCAGGTTTTTCAAATAACTCAACTGCTCTTAAAAATTCTGGTAAATCATATATAGCAAACTCACTATCAAACTTCTCCGTCACCTCTGCTTCTGCCAAGATGTTTTTCATCGTGGAGATAGTCTGTATTTTGTTTCCAGGTTTAACTAGAATATTCTGGTTAATATCTGAAAAATTTTTTAACACCGATAAAGTGTCTGTACTTATGTTCATAATATATTCACTCCTTCATTAATATAATAGACTTCATCTTATCACAAACAGGCGAGGAAGTCAATGCTGCCTCGCCTATGTGCGTTTAAACTACTTAATTTTAATAGTTTTTGCTTTCTTGTGATCTGGAATAACCTTCTCCATAGATACACTTAAAAGACCATCTTTCAGTTCAGCACCTTTGATTTCAACATCATCAGCGATTGTGAAAGATTTTGTAAACATACGCTTTGCAATACCCTTATGAAGTACACCGTCATTATCGGTAACTTCTTTTTCATCTTCGTCTTTTACAGACTTGATTGTTAGGATGCTGTTTTCAAACGATACATCTACATCTTTTTTACCATACCCAGCAAGTGCTACTTGTATATCATAAGTGTACTTACCTGTCTTAATGATATTGTATGGTGGATAGTTAGGAACATTTATAGAATCATATTGATGATTGAACATTGACTCAAAGTGGTCAAATACATCATCAAATCCTACTGATAATGGTCTTAACTGGTTAAAAATTGAAATTGCTTTATTGGTCATTTAAACCTCCTTTGTTAAGCGAGTTTCATTTTGTAGAACCCATTATGGCGTTCTATTATTATTTATATAATCATTATTATATAAATGTCAAGCACTTTGTTGTTTACGGAGTAAAGTGCCAAATCTCCGTTTTGCGACACCAACTAAATCTAATAGTCGGTCTTCACGCCCAGGACTTACGAATAGCCAGGGCAATTATATTTATATCACCAGCGCAAAACTCTTAATATCCTCTTATTCTTGCTAGTTTTTTTGCTTTCTTTTTGCAATTAGCAATGTTTTCTTTCTTTTTTCTTCGTAATTTTTCACTAGGTTTTTCATAGTATTGCCTCATTCTTAATTCTTTTACAATACCTTCTTTCTGAACCTTACGCTTTAGAACACGCATTGCCTGTTCCAAATTACCTTTTCTAACTTCAACGGTTATACTCAATTTACTCTACCTCCTCTCCATTGTTTATTGTACTTGATCTTGTTGTAGGCATATATTCAAAGATTACTTCAACACCATCTTTGTCTTTGCCATCCCTATTTAAATAATGATCTAAAAATCTTTGGTTCATAGCACAATCTTTTGCAAACCAATTTTTTTCTATTTCTTTTGATTGGTGCCAAAAAATACATTTAAAAATTTTAATTGTACCTGGATTTTTTTCATTTAAATCTCTAATCTTGTGTAGTGCTTTCCAGAAATCATTTATTTTTGTACTATATGATCTACAAAAAACACCTGGTTGTCTATTTGTATCTTCTACTTTTTCCTCAAGTTGTTCTTTTTCTTCACCTGCATTCCACATAATCCACAACTGATTTACTTGTGATTGGTTTTCTAATAACATTTCTTTAACTTCTTTTAAGACTTTTCTTCTATCTTTAGATGTTAAATGATTTCTATTTAATATTTTTTGTACCGTCTTTGATTTACTTGAAACACCTTGTGCTTTTAAATTATAAACATTTTTAATTATATCTTTTATATCAGTTTCTTTTGTTTTCTTTTCAGCAACAGGATTCATTGCCATTGATAATTGTCTTACTTCTTCATCATCAAATATAATATGTTTCTTTTTAGGCACAAGTAATACTCTAATTTTTGTACCTGTTTTAGATTTAAAGAAAGCATTTTTGGAATGTCTACCGTTTATTTGTAAATTACATACTTTACCTTCCCAATCTCTATCTACTAAAACTAATAATAACAATTCTTCTTTAGCATATTCACCATTACTATCATCTATTTTATTTTTTAAATATTGTTCGTGTTCAGCGTCAAGTGAATCGTGTCTTGGTTGATATTCAACTAAATCAGTTAAATCTTCTTTAGACATTAATACAGGTGTTATTTCATCCCAACATCCATCTGTTAATATTTCATCTGCAATTTCATAAACCGTATCTAGGTCTGGTAAATTAAACTCTTGTGGTATACCATTTGTTTTATTATAGTATTTTGGATTATCTTTTGCTTTTGCATTTGTTAAAATTGTATTTTCTAATCCTAACATTAGAGGTTGATTGCCCCAATCTTTAATAGTATATCTCCATTCACAAGTTGAAAAGTCATCAGCAAATTCTTTATCTTTTGAGGAATGCCAATAACCATCAAATGGTGTACCATCTTCCGTTTTATGGTAACCTACATAGTACATATCTTTTGTAATATTGTACCATTCATATACAAAATATTTTTCTTTTTCTGGATTATCACAAGGGATATATTCAACAATTTGTTTAGGTGCAAATTTTGGTATCATTATATTCCTACCTCAAACCATTTTGGTTTTCTACTAGGAATCTTCCAAGTAGCAATATCTTTTTTTACTTTTATATAATAATTTCTATACGACTCTACAACATCACCTGGTATCTTACACTCATCTGGCATAGCAGGTGTAGGCAATGTACCAATCTTATTAAGTGGTGCATTGTCAGGTGGATGTTTTAAAAATTCATTTAATCTATCAAACGATTTATGATTTACTTTTTTATTGTATCTTAATTTATATTCGTCATTCATAGCAACCCAATGTAAATATAACCATCTATAATTGTATGCTGACTCTCTAACCCATTTAGCACTAGGGTGATTCTTGTGAGTTGATTTATATAACATCTTATCAATGTTAGGCATAATATTACAAGATACATCCAACTCTCTATGTGCTGTACACATAAGTTGAGCAGACTCTAATAACATTTTAACAATGTGTTTATCACACATCATTTGTGCTGCCTTAACTGGATCCTTATCTAAACAAAATATATTCATTATAGTGGTATCATACAATTACTACACGCAAGTAATTCCTTTAAAATTCCTGTTAATAAAACGGCAGATAGAATAGCATTTAAAAATATTAATGCACGGTCGTGCCATAAAAATCCTACTACTAACCAACCAGTTGTTCCCATAAAACTAAAATACAAATCAAACATATGATTTAAGTCTGCTGCTCTAAAGCAAACAGCAATCATTAACATAATACTTGCAATCCATTTTATATACCAAGATAGATCACCTTTAGGTGTTATCTTTTTAAAGACTCTAGTAGAGTCTAACTTCTTTATTTTATCGTCTAATTTTTCTCTCTTTACCATTGTAATATATTCGCCATTAAAATTAATATTAACATACTAGGTATGACTATACTCAACGGCCAAAACTCTAGTAATTCTTT